CGAGAACGCCTGGGTGCAGAAGGTGACGTGGAAAGACAACCCGTGGTTCCCCGAGGTCTTGGAGGGGGACCGCAGGAAGATGGAGCGCGAAGACCCGGATGAGTACGACAACATCTGGAACGGAAATCCGCGAACCGTGGTCGCGGGCGCGATCTACGCGAAAGAGGTCGTGCGGATGCTGGAGGAGAGGCGTTTCAGGCCGGTGCCTTACGATCCAAGACTCTTGGTTCACACCTGCTGGGATCTTGGCTGGAATGACCAGACGAGCATCATCTTCGCGCAGCGGCTGCACTCCGAGGTGCGAGTCATTGATTACGAAGAGGAATCGTTCCTTCGACCCGACGAATGGGCGAAGCGGATCAAGGACAAACCATATGTATACGGTAGCCACAACCTGCCGCACGACGGGGCGCACGAACGGCTTGAGGCGAAGGGCGTCTCCCTGCAAGACCAGCTTAAACCCCTGCTTGGCATGAAGCCGAAGATCATTCCCCGTTGCACGAGCGTCGAAGACCCTATCCGGGCCGCTAGGATGATGTGGCCGCGTGTCTACATGGACGAGGTAAAGTGCCAGCGGCTCATGGATTGCCTTAAGCACTTCCGGCGCGGCGTGCCAGAATCCACTGGTGAGCCAGGAGCCCCGGTGAAGGACGAATACCGGCACGGGGCCGACGCATGGGGAGGGATGGCGATGATTGTGGACCGATTAACCAATGACGGCGTGGAGAGGCCGAAAGTCACGCTTGCAGACAACCGCCCGCTCGACCCAGGGATGGGGCTATGAGTCTTGAGCAAATCATCGACAGATTGGACGCCGCCAAGGTACGGCTCGACGAGTCAAAGGCTCGATTTGATGAGGCGGTGTTCGCCATGAACCAAGCCTTTGATAATGCGGTGATCTGCGGCAATCCGACGATGTTCATACCGGACGATTCTGCCGAGCGTCTCGCCAACGCATTGCAGGAAGCTGCGGAGCGCTGATGCCATTCCCGGCCAATCCCACGCCGGACGAGCAAAACGACGGCCGAGCCCTTGCCGGCGCTCTTGAGTCAGAGGAGCAGAAACGCGCACGCCTCGACCGGCTGGACGCTATCGGCCAAGCCCTCGCGAAGAGCAGGGCCGAGGCAATCCAGGGCCGCCAGCAGTCCGGCATCGAGCAAGACTGGCACGAAGACCTGGAGTTCTACCAGGGCATAGACGACGCGAACAGGAACGAGCACCGCTCGATCTGGCACACGAAGCCGATGGGACAAGCCTCACCCATGACGGGGATGGCTACGCGCTCCACGGTCTTTCCCAACATCACCGGCCCCTACTGCGACGCAGCGGCTGCCCGCATCGCGGACATGCTTTTACCGACCGACGACTCCGGCTGGGCGATCAAGCCGACTCCCATTCCAGAGCTTGTAGGTCTTGCCAAAGGCGAGGTGACCCATGAAGTTCATCAGGCGGCTCTCACGGACGCTGGCGGCAATCCGGATCAGGCTGCGCAGCAGGTTCAAACGGCTGTGGACGCGGCGCAGGCGTTGATCGACAAGGCAAAGGCCCAGGCCGACAAAGCTCAGAAAAGGATCGAGTCGTGGCACATCGAGTGCCAGTACCATTCGCAGGTCCGCGTGGTGATCGAGGACGCGGCGATCCTCGGGACTGGGGTATTGTAAGGCCCGATCCCGACGCTCAAGAAAAGCGTCGCCTTCGTGAACGGGGCAATCTCGGTCGATCAGGCGATAAAGCCAGGCTCAAAGCGAATCGACCCGTGGAATTTTTTCCCAGATCCTGCCTGCGGAGAAAACATCCAGAACGGCGCCTACACGTGGGAGCGCGACCGGGTCACGAGAAAGCAGCTACGCGACCTGAAAAAGCAGCCCCGCTACATCTCCGAGAACATCGACCTTTGCCTTGAGGAAGGCCCGATCCTCGCGACGGGCGAGGAGTCGATTACCACCGACGCCGCGCAGCGCTTCATGTCGGACGCGGAAAGACGCGGCAAGTTTGAAATCTGGTACTACCACGGCACGATGGAGAGGGACGATCTCCAGGCCGCGGGCGTAGACCTCACCGACATGGAAGACCCGCATCTGCCGGCGATGATTACGATGGTGAACAGGCGGGTCGTGCGGGCTGCGCTCAACCCCTTGGACACGGGGAGCTACCCCTACGACGTGATGGTGTGGAGACCCCGGGCGAACCACTGGACGGGGATTGGGGTTGCAAGGCAGATCAGGACTCCGCAACGCATTGTGGTGGCGGCAACCCGAAACCTCATGGATAACGCCGGGGTAGCCTGCCTTACCGCCGACACGATTGTGTATCGAAACCAAAAGGATCGTGGCCGCTCCGAAATCACTCTAGGTGAAATGTGGGAAGCGAAGCATCAGCACAACAGTGGTCTTCGACGCATGAAGCTGCGCAGTCTGGACATGCGCACTGGCGAGTTTATTTACAACCGCGTCGTGGACATCATGGACAACGGCGTGCAACCAGTGTTCGAGGTTCTCACAAAAAATGGCTACCGGATCAAGGCGACGGAAAACCATCGCTTCTTGGACGAACTCGGGGAATGGCGCGCAGTTCGAGACTTCAGGCCCGGGCTAAAGATCGGCGTGAACGGCGCAGTTGTGCCGCTGAAAGCCTGCGTGGATTGTGGAGCACCGCTCGTCAAGCCGACATCGACAAGATGCGTGGTTTGCGCGGTCAATCGCACGCGAAACATGAACCAAGACAAGATTTATGCGGCCTTTCGCGCGCATAACCTGAAGCAAGCTGCCGAGGCCGCCGAGAATCGCGATGCATTGGAAAGCACGGCGAGACAACGTAAGGCTTTTCGCGATGCCTTACTGCCATCCTGCGAGCGCTGCGGTGGAACGTACCTGCTTCAGGTGCATCACAAGGACCGCGATCCGTGGAACAACGACCGCGCGAACCTTGAGACGCTCTGTGACGGGTGCCATAAGTACGAACACAAGCGGCACGACCACCTCGGCAATCCGTATGTGCATCGCTATCTCGACTTCGATGAGATCATCTCCATCCGGCCCGTTGGAGAAGAGCGCGTATTCGACCTCGTGATGAGCGCCCCGAATCACTGGTTCGTGGCAAACGGGTTCTGTTCGCATAACAGCGGCCCCATGATTATCCTGCGGCAGGGCATGGTGACGCCGGCCGACGGAGTGATGGGGATAGCCCCGCGCAAAATCTGGTACATCGGCGAGGACGCCGACGAGGTCTTGGACGCGAAAACCGCCTTCGGCGTCATCAAGATCGACATGCTCGTGAACGAGTTGATGGAGATCATCAAGCTCGGGCTGAAACTCGCCGAGGACGTGACCGGAATGCCGCTCCTCCTGCAAGGCCAGCAGGGCAAGGCTCCAGACACCGTGGGCGGCATGATGCTCCTCCACAACAACGCGACCGCAGTGCTTCGCAGACTTGCGAGGCTTTTCGACGACCGCGTGACAGAACCTCACGTGAATCGTTACTACGAGTGGCTCCTCCAATATGGGGAGGACGACGAGAAGGGCGACTACGTGATCGACGCGAGGGGGTCTTCGGCTCTTGTCGAGCGCGACATCCAGAACGAGGAGCTTGCGGGGATCGTCAAGCTATCACTCGACATGCGCTTCGGACTCGATCCCAAGAAGGCGGTTAGCGAGTATCTCAAGAGCCGCCACTTCGATCCGAAGAGCTTCGAGTTCGACGACGAGAAATGGAAGGCGATCCTTGAGCAGATGTCGCAAAAGCCTGGAAGCCCCGCGCTTCAGATCGCACAGCTTCGAGCGGCCACCGAGGAGAAACTCGCCGGCTTCTGGGCGCATCAGGAGCAGATCCAAAAACAGCTTGAGCAGCAGTTCGAGGCGGCGGAGAATGCACGCGACCGGGCCCTTGAGATGTGGGTGCGAGAACTTGAAGACACCGGCACGAAGGCAATCAGCCTCGACGAAATAAAGGCGAAGCTCGCCGGAGAGACGATCAGGGCCGAAGCCGAGAACCAGAGGACTGCGGCGGAACGAGGGCACAAGACCGTGCTTGAGCTTGCCAAGCCCAAGAAACCCGCGCCAGAAGTAGTGCCGGGGGCGGCGCAATAGAAACCCGGCGCGCAAGGCGGCGAAGCAGCTTCCCCTCCTCCTAGTGGGTCGCCTCGCGCGTTCGGGCCTTCAACTTTTCTAAAGAGGTAAACCGCAAATGATGATCGCAAAATGCGTAGCAGTCACAGGGCCGCAGGATTTCCCGTTCGGGACTCTGGGCGGAAACTGGCGCTTCACCGTGTCAAGCGCAGACCCTGCTTTGCAATCTCAGACAGTGGACTCGGCCACCCCGGATGCTTCCTTTCAACTCGCGCCGGGCGACTACACTTGCACCGCGCAGCGCCTTGGCTCCGACAACGCGCCACTTGGCCCCAGCGCGAGCCAGAAGTTCACGGTGGCCTCGCCCGCGACAGTGAGCATCGACGTGGCGCAGGGCTTGAGCGTCACGCTCTCGGCGGGCTGAAATGGCTACAGCCCCCAAACCGACACCGACGCACCACAGGAAGCACAGGCGCGTCGTCATCCAGGTCGTGCGCCGCGTGCGCGTGAGAGTGAAGGCGCAGCCATGAGAAACCTCGTTCTTGTCCTCGCGCTCGCGCTCGGGCAGGCTCATGCGCAGGTGATCGTTCCGCCGCTGCCTGTACCGCTTCCTACCCCGCTGCCCAGCCCTCCGTCGCAGCACTGGTATCTCTTTTTGCACACCATCACGTTCCCAGCCGATGGCACGAAAATGCCAGACCCACCTACGCAAATCGAAAAGCGCTACGATGACGTGACGCTGAATGGGCGCGTGCAATGCGATGCGGAGGGTGCGCAACTCGCCGGCCTGCTCAATAATCCAGCGCACGTCGGGCCGATGCAGAAGATCACATGGACGTGCGGATTCTTCTGATGTCCGTCTCCGGACCAGGAAAGATCAACTGGAAGCTCCCGCGCGATGAGCGCGTGCGAAAGGCGTTCGGGGACGCTTGGAGGTTTGACCATCCCCAGAGGGCTCCGCAAATGAAAGGGGCCATTCCAGAGCACGGGCACTGCCCGCAGGGCTGCGAGCACCCGCAGCCATTCGAGCATGAGGGCAAGAGCTATTGCGGGCGCTGCTGGCACGTGAATAAAGCGCTTTGCGAGATGGTGCCGTGCGCGCCACCGCTATGCGAGGACGGAGCATGAGATACGGCTGGATACCAGATTTGCCGACGCGCCATCCGTTCGGGACGCCCGAGGCGATTTCACACCTCGTCATCCCGCCGCACTCAGACATGCGGCCCAAATGCCCGCCGGTCTATGACCAGGAGGATCGCGGCAGTTGCACGGGCAACGCGATAGCGGCCATCATCCAGATGGAGCGCCGCAGGCAAAACCTGCTGCCCGATTTCATCCCGAGCCGCCTTTTCATTTACTTCAACGAGCGAGTGATGGAAGGCACGGTGGACTCCGACTCTGGAGCCATGCTCCACGACGGCATCAGGAGCGTCGCGAAAGAGGGCGTTTGCCCGGAAACCGAGTGGCCCTACGACGTGAACGCTTTTGCCAATCAGCCCCCGCCCAGTTGCTACACGGATGCCGTCAAATTCCGCGCGCTCAACTACTGGCGCGTACCGAGGTCTCTCATGCAGATGCGCGGCTGTCTTGCGGCGGGTTATCCGTTCGTTTTCGGGTTTACGGTTTACGAATCCTTCGAGAGCGACGCGGTTGCGCAAAGCGGCGTTGTGCCGATGCCGTGGCCAAACGA